GATCTGCGATCTGACGTGAGATTGGTCCGTAACGTTCCATGATGATTACTTACGAAACGCTTCGATGATGTTCGTGATGACGTAGCGCCACATCACGTAGCCGTAAACGATCACTGCGAGTACGATTCCGATTGCGTGCATGATTACCTCCGTTAGTGATGTGATGTGAGTGCAGGCATCTCGCGTCACGCGAATGTGTACTACAGGATTATGACAATACTTCGAGAATCTGTACAGGCGTTAGACCTGTATTTCTCGCGCGACGTATGTACAACGCCAGACGCCGTTTACGTGACTCTGGCGTATCGTACGTGCGATCGGTTTTACTGAGATGTTCGACCGCTAGCACTAGGTCACTAATCGCGCGTATCTGCGATGACGTGACGTTAGTTGCTTTCATCGCGCGCTGCGACCCTTCAAGAGCGCTTCAGCGAACGCGCGAGGCATATGCGTCGGGTAACGATTACCGTCTCGTAGCACCTTCTGTGACTTTTTGAACGCAGGCCACGCCTTGCTAACTTCGGCGTCACCCATCGCACGAATCTTCGAGCGGATCGCCTTGCCCGCGCGAGTCGAGTCGATACCGCGAGTCTTCGCATACGCTGCGATGACAGACGAGAACGTCACCTCAGGTGACTTCGCCTTACGCGGCGCCTTAACCTTTGCAGGCGTGACAACGGGAGTTGTCTCGACCTGCGTGACCTGCACATCACCTTGCGTGGATTCCATTGAATTCACCTTTCACGTGATGCGTGACGCGAGGTGTTTGCACTCACATCATGTAACGCGCGTGTCACGGTCCTTTCGTTGCCGCTCATCACGACACGCGCTATGCCCGCGCACCCTGCGACTGACTCCGTCCGGGGCGCTTCGTCCAACACGGTAAGTATCGACCATCATTGTTACGTCAGCATGACGTCACTGTTACGCGCATGTGATGCGTCACACGGTATGTCATGCATGATGATCACATCATCATACGATCGCGCGATCGGATAATGTTGGACATCACATTTCGCGAGACTCCCGCGTGATCCCGGTGGCGTTCGGGACAACAAACCCGCGCGAAAAAAAGTGACGCACCCCATTGGCGGGAGGACTAAATGGAGCTCTCACCTAGTCGCGCGCTAAAGGGGGCCCCAACGATCCCGATCCAAAGAGATAAAATCCATGCGTGCCCTTACAGAGAGTCCCCATCAACAACTTCCGTGGCGGACTGAACACTCGAGACGGACCATTCGATCTCCAACCGAATGAGTCCCCTGACCTACAGAACGTAACGGTATCGGACCTCGTCGGTCAGCTACGGGTACGCAAGGGAAAGACACAGTTCGATAATGGAACTGTGACTGGACACTCAGATCACATGCAGCAGATCGTGTTGTCCACATCGATCCGCTGGATCATGATGTCCGTCAACGGTGCCATCAGAGCCTGTAGCATGAGCGGAGCGGTCCAGACGCTCTATACTGGCACTGCTGGGACAGTGTGGTGTTTCTCGCAGTATCCAGACGCCACTGGAGCAGACAAAGTGTGGATGATGAATGGCACGGACCCACCACAAAAGTGGGACGGTGTGGCTTCTGTGACTTCTGCGTGGGCGGGTACGCCTCCTGCTGGCAACCTGTGCAAGGTGTTTGGGAACAGAATGTTTGTGATTGGTGTGGCTGCTACGCCACAACGCGCGTTCTTCAGTCCCTATGGCGATCCAGAAGCGACCACGGCACCATACGGATACATCGATATGAGGGGTCCAGAGGATGAATTGGACTACTTCATCGACATGGGCGAGTTAGGAACGAGACTATACCTCTTCAAACGTGAGTCCGTGTGGGTCATGAACGACTCCGCCACGATGGCAAACAGACGTTTGGGGCGACCAGGTGTGGCTGGAAGATTCATGTTGTGCGAAATGAACGCCAAACTCTACTGGTTCAATCAGCAAGGTCTCTGGTCGACCGCAGGTGTGGCCATAGCATACGAGTCCGGATCGATCAACAACTGGTTCCCGACCAACTTGAACTATGCCGCTGTCGCCTCGTCGAGGCTCCTAAGCACACGAGATTCCTACCAACGCATGTTTCTTGCTGTGGCTACCAACACAAGCGTGAATCAAAAGCCCAACGTCATCATCGAATACGTCCCAAACATCAACTTCCGTCGCATTGGTGGTAGGCGTTACCTCCTCCTGCCGGCATTTTTCATCCACACCATACCGATTCAGGTCATGTGCAACGTCAACACAACAGGGACCTCAGCGTGGCAAGTGGTTGGATCAGCGGCTGATGTGACCAAACTCTACACTCTCTTCTCGGGACAGACGGACGATGGAGCCGCGATCAGCGGATACTGGAAGAGTTCCTGGATGGCGATTCAGGGCGAGGAGCCATTCGAGCGGATACGGCGTTGTAACGTAGAGCTATATGGCGACTGCATCGTGGACATATACAAAGACTTCAACATCACACCAGACTTCTCAGCCACACTTCCTAATCCAGCTGTGTCTGGAGACAATACCTGGGACAATCCACCGAACGTTTGGGACACAGGCATAGACGTGTGGGACCCGCCAAATGAATATCGTTTCGCTCGTGTAAGACCTGAGTCCCGCGGTCGATTCCATCAGGTCCAGTTTCGCACCTTGCCAGGGGGCATACCGTTCTACATCAACGTCGCCGAGTTCGCCGTCAGAGGGGGTAAGGAACACTAGATCCATGTGTGCAGTAATAACTGACATAGGATGGTCATACATCGCAGGCTTCCTAGATGGTGAGGGTAGCATTACGTTCGCCCATCGAGGCAAGAGTGTTAGGGTGTCTGTGTCTCAAGCCTATCCTGAGGTCTTGGATTGGTTAGTCGAACGTAAACTGGGTCATATTTTCCAAGACGAGGTCCAATACGAAAGTGGATACAAGACTAGATTCAGATGGGCGATTCAGTCCAAGCAACAGGTATGGAGATTCCTTATGCATGTGGAACCTCATCTGATATTGAAGAGGTCACAGGCGCAACTTGCTCTGAAGGTCTTGGCTGAGGAACGGCATGCAACACCTGAGGAGATACAGTTGATGAAGGACTTGAAGCGACCTCCACGAATCAGTAGAGCTCTCTCATGACTTTCGTTACCATTCCAAACCGCCCCGCTGGTGGAGACGTTCGTGCCATCGAGCAAATCTTGGCGGACTTCGATGCTATTACTGCAGTCGTCAACGGCAACCTGGACCAAAACAATTTCGCTCCTGGTGCCGTCAACGCCATCGCATTCATGCCGGGCTGCATCATGTGCTACGGTGGTAGCGCTGCGCCAAGCGGATGGTTCCTATGCAACGGTCAGGCACTATCGAGAACCAACTACTCCGCTCTGTTTGCGGCGATAGGCAGCACCTACGGGGCGGGCGATGGTAGTACGACGTTCAACGTACCAAACATGACCGGCTGTGTTCCCTGTGGCCCTGATCCGACCGGAACGGAGATGCCAACGTACGTGCCTGCACTTGGTACCCGAAGCGGTGCCGAGTCGGTCACGCTCACTGACGCGCAGATGCCTGCGCATGCCCATGGTGGTTCAAGCGCGCTCACCGACCTGACCGGTCACAACCACAACGCCACTGACGGTGGTGGTCACACCCACATCATTCAGCCGAGCGCATCAGGCGGACTGTATTCCCTCGCTACGGACCCCAGTGGTAACGTCTATGCCAGCACAGGCAGTGGCGCGTACAGCACTCTAGCTACGGTGCACAACACGGGTGGTTACTTCGAGACACTAATAGCCTCGACCACTCACGTGGCAGTTTCCATTGGTAACTCCAACCAGAGTCTCAATCACAACCACGTCATCAGCAACGACGGTGGCGGTGCGTCTCACTTGAACGTCCAGCCATTCGTCGCGGTCAACTTCATCATCAAGTCGTGACTGCTCCCATACCACTTCCAGGACTCACGCTCGCTGATGTGGTGCTGTTTCCACATCAGTCGACCACAGATAACTACACGACTGAAAATCTAGACTTCATACAGTCTAACTGGCTGTATGCAGGCATGCAGGCGGGCGGAGACCTACAGGGACGTTATCCTAATCCCACGCTGAAACCTGGGGTCGGAGCAGCAGCATCAGCATCAGCAGGCCGCATGTATCGAAACGCTGCGTTCACCATTGCGAGCGCGAGCACGTGGACCGCGCTGCCGATGGATGCCGTGTCATACGATACGGGCGGCAACTGCTCGACCGCAAACGGCTGGTACGTGTGTCCGTCCGCTGGCTACTATCAGGTCGAAGGCTCAATCTACTACGCGCCGACCGCTGCGAACCAACTGTTTGCGACGGGCCTGGCGAAGAACGGTGCCGAGGTCACGCAAGGCCAACTCATGTCAAACGGTCCGCAGACCTCGTGGTTTCAAGTGTCGTTCGCCGACATCGTCCAGTGCAACGCAGGCGACCACCTGCAACTGATGGCGTACTCAAGCATCGCCGGCATCCCTCTGAACGTGGGCGCCACCAGTACGTTCATGAGCGTAGTCGCCTGTGGTCCTGGTCCAGCAGGTCCACAAGGAGGTCAAGGGCCGGCTGGACCGACCGGTGGGACAGGACCCGCAGGACCGACTGGACCTGGCGGACCACAAGGGCCAACAGGACCACAGGGACCACAAGGGCCACAAGGGGTGCCAGGCACAGCGGCCGACAGTGGTCTGCGTGTGTATGGCCCTGTGTCTACAGCCGTTCCTGCGAACACGTGGACGCTGATTCCGCTGACTGGCGCCCAGAACACCTACGGCAATATCAACTTCACAGCGATCACCACGGGCACCTATGCGGGCTGTATGCAGTGTAATGTAGCGGGTATCTATGACTTTGTCGGCGCAGTCCAATTCGATCCAGCCAAGAAGGCCGGCATCATCGGAGTATGGGTGACCGAGATGCAGGTCACCGACACCTGGGACCTGCGCATGGACGCTGTGCCGACCGGCACACCCACGCCGTTGCTCGTCTCGGGTGAGGCGTTCGTGAACGCTGGGGACATCGTCGGACTACAGGCGTTCTCGGACACGGCGACGACGACCACCTCTGTGGCCTCAACAGAGTGGCTGTCCATCGCGCGTATCGGCACAGGACCAGCGGGCGCTACAGGTGCCACAGGAGCAACTGGAGCGACAGGCCCACAAGGTGTGGCTGGACCCACGGGGGCGACTGGGACAACGGGAGCAACAGGAGCGCAAGGACCGCAAGGTAACATAGGTCCAACTGGTCCGCAGGGGCCACAAGGTGCCGCGTCGACCGTGCCGGGACCGCAAGGACCTACTGGGCCAACGGGTCCCACCGGCCCGGCCGGTCCGACAGGGCAGACGGGCGCTCAAGGCGCGACCGGTCCTCAGGGCGTGGGCGTGTACACCAGCACGTCTCCCGACGCGTTCTTCATGGCCGCATGATCACACTCGCCTCGGGCCAGAACGTCCAGATCCAGGCGTCGGTCGCGAACGCCGCCTACTACACCCTGTTCGGCTGCGAGGTTCCGAACGGCGGTGGCGCGCCGGCGTACAAGGTGCTCGCGTTCGGGGAGATTACGGTCGCGAGCAGCTATGTCACCGTATACACCGCGCCGGCCGCTACGCAGGCATTCATATCGCACCTGAAGGTCTCGAACAACAGCGCCAGCCCGTTCAATTTCTACGTCACTGGTACGGCAAACATCGCCTACGGCTTTGTCTGCCCGGCCTCTGGCGAAGCGTCGTTCGACGCCGATGGCTGGCACATCTTCAGCGCGTCCGCGCTGGGACCGACCCCCGTATGATCACATTAGCGTCAGGATGGGGACTGTCCGCTATTGCGCAGCAGGCCGTGACGCTGTACGTCTCCACGTTCGGCGAGTTCGTGCCGAACGGCGGCGGCCCGCCGGCAGCCCAGGTGATGTCCCAGGTCGGCGTCACGAACGCCTGGACGGGCCTGCTACCCGGCGGTGGCAACGTGCCCGCAGGCCAGCAGGCCCTAATCCACCAAATCGCGATCCTCAACACGAACGGCACGATCGAGAACATCGCCGTGAACGCGATCCAGCCCGGCGGTGCTCAGGCCAATATCAGCGCCGCCCCGTATATCACGGTACCCGGCAGCAACGGCATGGCGTTCTACGGCCGCAACGGCTGGACGGTCGTCAACGGAGCCGGCGTGCCGCTCGCAAGCCTGAGCAAACTGGGAATCGGCGCCTCGGGCCTGTTCGGCTACAAGGTTCAGTTCGGCCAGGTCGTCGCCAGCTTCGCGGCCGGCAGTCCCGCGACCTACGACGTGACGCTGCCGACCGCGTGGCCCAATAGCCACACGGCGTTCGTCGCCAGCGTCTGGCCGATGACGACCTGGGCGGGCGTCGGCGCATCGTTCGCCGGCCCGAACGGCGCGACAACCGGCAACCCGACGCTCGGCACGGGCGGCGTCATGATCATGAACACGAACGCGCAGAACTTCCGCGTCAACTGGATCTCGATCGGCAACTGACATCAATCCTGAGATGCCCGGAGTTCCGCCGACCACCCCGAACCTCGACCTCCTGCGTGGCAAAGCATGAGAATGAAAGCTGCGGTTGAAGACGTAAGCATCGAGCTGAAGTATCAGCCGCTACCAAAACAGGCTGAGTTCCATGGTCTGGGTAAGAGGTTCAGATTCTTTGTGGGCGGATGGGGCAATGGTAAGACATCAGCGGGCTGTGCCGAAGCTCTTATGCTCTCAATCGAGTATCCCGGCACTACCGGCCTTATTGCTCGCAAGACTCGTCCTGAGCTCAAGGCCACAACAATGGATACATTCTTCAACGGTGGTGGCGGCGATCCAGACCAGGGCGATTACACTGGATGCCCTCAGGAGCTCATACGGAGCTTCCACAAGACTGATCAATTGCTGACGCTGGTCAATGGCTCTAAAATTCACTTTTGGCCTCTTGACGAGCCACAGAAGCTCACAAACCTCAACTTAGCGTGGTTTCTGATCGATCAGGCGGAAGAAGTCTCTGAGGAGATGTTCATGATGCTCCGTGGTCGTCTGCGTCAAGCGAACGGTCCACGCTGTGGCATTATCCTCGCCAACCCCAACGGACACGATTGGATATGGGACAGATGCGTGAGCAGGCCAGAACTCAACAAAGATTGTGGCCTCATCCACGCAAAAACCACTGATAACCCCATGTTGCCGGCAGACTACATCAACAGTCTGCTCAAAATGCCTGAGTCATGGGTCAAGAGGTTCGTCGAGGGCTCCTGGGACGTCTTCAGTGGTCAAATCTGGCCTGAGTTTGACGAAGATATCCATACCGTCCGTCCGTTCCCAATACCCGATCATTGGGACCTTATCGAGGGCATAGACCATGGGCGGCGTAATCCAACCGCAGTACTCTGGGCGGCCTTCGATGAACACGGCAACTGCTTTATAATTGAAGAGCACTATGAGGCGTTCCAGCTCGTCGCCCACCACGCCAGGCGTATCCATGAGGTTCGTGTCAACTACAAACTGCCGATATACACAGTGATCGATGCTTCCGCGTCTCACAAGGACCCTAACACGGGACGAAGCGTCATAGACGAGTACTGGGATCACGGTATATCGACGATACCATCTGATCGGCACGTCCCTGCTCGTATCAACAGAGTCGCCGAGTGGCTGATGTTGGACCCAGATCACGAACATCCCCTCAGTAGAGAGTACAGGGACGAGGGATGGCCACGCCTGTACATCTTCAAGAACTGCGTCAATTTGATCGAGCACATAAAGCAGTACCAATGGAAGCGCCAACCTGTCACTGCGGACGAGGACGCCAAGGAGAGACCGCGTGAGAAGGATGACCACGACGTTGACGCGATGGGCTATATTCTGATGACACGGCCTCATCCGTCACTTCCATTGGCGAGCGAGGACGCAAACACGCCCGCCGCACGATACTGGGCGCGAGTGCGGGAGCGGATGGACAAACGACAAAGTCGAGATGGCGCTCACTCGATGCTAGGAGCTGAGGCATAGATGTTCAAGGTCGTGAAGGGCATGGAGGAACAGCCCTACCACTGCATCCATTGTGGCTCTAACCCAATGGACATCAATGGAAACCAGCAGAAGGCCATCTTTTCCGAGGGCATAGACGTCGACTGGGGCAATTCGGTCTACACGTGCTGGGACTGCGCAGAATTGATTGCGGACCTCATCGACAGAGAACCGAGGGCGTCTTATGAACGAGTCAGCGCAGATAATGAAGCTCTCCGTAACGAGATTGATCGTCTCACCGAGCTTCTATCAGATGCTGAAGGAGACCTGGAGAAAATACGGGAAGGGGCAGCGGCTCGTTCGCGCGTGCTCGCCAAGACCGGTTCGAAGAGTCCTGAGCCGGAGTGATAAATTGGAGGAACAATGTCCGTTCTGCCGCAGAGCTTTTACTCATTCACCGTCGCCCAGGCCACAGCGAGCACGGCGCAGCAAGTGCAGCCACAGGGTACCGTGCCGCCTGAGCAGCCGAACACGACGGGGGCCATAATCAAGGGCGACTCGGCGAACACGGCGACTGTGTATTTGGGTGGTCCGAACGTCTCAGTGGCACAGGGCTACCCATTGGCGGCAGGCGAAACAGTGGCGTTCGACGCCAACGGATTGGGGAAGCTATGGATGATAAGCACGGCGACCGGAGCGGGAGCGACACTCCACGCGCTTCTGACCGGACCGTAGAAGTTCAACCTTTGGCTCCTGTACCACCGAAGCACACGTATTCGGATCTGCGACAAACACGAGTGAGATCGGAGAACAAGTCGAAATGACGGAAGAGCAGGAAACCGAGTGGCCGGAGCCCGCTGAGGAGCCCGAGCAGGAGCCACATCACGAGGGCGCGTCCAACGAGGAGAACGAGAATGGCACTGAAGAGAGTAGCGATTCCCAGTCCTAATTACTCGGGACGTGGCGGTTCATCAGTCCGCCTGATCGTGCTCCACACGGCTGAAGGCGCGAGGACGTATCAGGACCTTGGTCATTACTTTCAGGGGCCAGTCGGGGTCAGCAGTCACGTCGGCATCGATGACACACCGGGGACCATCGGTGAATACGTCCGACGTGACTACAAAGCGTGGACGGCGTCGAACGCGAACCCTGTGGCTGTGCAGGCGGAGCTGTGTGCGTTCGCGTCGTGGGGCTGGGATGAGTGGAACACACACTCCCAGATGCTGGACAACACAGCCAAGTGGATCGCGGAGGAAGCAGATAAGTTCAACATTCCTATCGATAAGCTGACCAGCTCACAAGCTCAGAGCTCTGGTATCGGCGTTTGCCAACATGTAGACCTAGGAACGTGGGGCGGCAACCATTGGGACTGTGGCTCACAGTTTCCAATCGATGACGTCCTCGACATGGCGCGGGGGAGCGACTCAGGCGGGTCAACCCCACCGCCCTCCGCGCCACCCTCGTCTGACGCACCACCGTGGAATTATCCACAGGACAACTACTTCGGACCTCCTGACAAATCGAACAATTGGCATGATGGCCACGGAGGTGGGTTCGATAACTCTCAGATCCGAATGTGGCAGAACCAGATGCAACATCGCGGTTGGACTATCGATGTGGACGGTATATACGGGCCGCAGTCGATGGCCGTATGTAAGCAGTTCCAAGCAGAGAAGGGACTACACGTCGATGGGCTTTGTGGCCCCAAGACGTGGGCGAAGGCGTGGGAGGCACCGATAACATGATCACTGCTACCGTCACCGTAGTTTTCGAGGCCACTGATGAGGCTGATGCGGAGCGCATAGTCGAAGGGTGGTCGTTGCATGAGGGCTCAAATGTGACTCTCAATTTGAACACCACCAGAATGGCTGTTGCCGACGACACAGGCCACGTTGAGCTTGAGCTTCCTGCACCGCCTCCTCCGATGCCGATGATGTTTCCTCCGCCTCCTCCTGCGAAGTCCGACGTTTCCTACGTCGATGAGGCGCGCGAACACGAGCTCAGTCCACCGGTTGATCCGTACAACGTGGAGGAGTGATGGCTGCCAACGAGAAAGTCCGTAACGCCGCGATATCCCAATCGCTGCGAAAGAAGACCGCAACGTTCACTCAGCCTGGTCGTCAGTCGGGGCAGAAGTACAGGTTCCCAATGCCCGACAAGGCGCACGCGCGCAATGCCCTAGCGCGACTGCCTCAGGCGAAGAACATGCCACCTGGTATGGCAACCAAGGTGAGGGCGAGAGCGAACAGGATGCTTGGTCACTGATGGATAGAGAAG